GACTACTATGAAGATGCCGGATGGGAGATGCTGGAGGAACACTCGACTTGGCCGGATGGCGGCATAGGTGTTGAGGCCGGATTAATGGAGATAAACAACCTGATGGGTACGGATAAATTAAAGGTTTTTGATGATCTACCCGAGGTGCTCGAGGAAATTAGGGAGTATCACCGCAAACAAACATCTGGCGGATTGAGCAAAATAGTCAAAACTAAAGATGATTTGATTGATGCAATCAGAGGCGCGTACATGATGGCCAGGTTTGCAGAACAGAAATTCTTCATCGGCAAGCACATCGAAGAAGATCACGAAACTACACAACAAACCGGAGTCATGGGGTACTAATGAGCGTCACAAAACTTATTAATTACATTGATCAGAAGAACATTGCTGAAGAACTGGATGCGGTCACTCTGACTGACATGGGTGCCAGGGTTAAACGTCAGTACACTGAAGACCTAGCCTCGATGGAAGACTGGATAGCATCAGTAGACCACGGCATTAAGCTTATGAAACCTGAATGGGCTCCCAAGTCTACTCCGTGGCAGAACGCATCAAACTATAAAGATCCAATTCTTACCGAGGCTTCTGTGAAATTCGGTGACAAGGCTTCTCTTGAGCTTTTACGCGGCCCTGACCTAGTGTCCGCTTCTGTGATCGGTCGGGACCCTGACGGCACGAAACTTGCAGCAGGTGAGCGCGTAGCTGAAGCCATGAATTTTCAGATCAACTACGAGATGAAGGGCTGGAGGAAGAACCAGGAAAAGATGCTGTATTCCCTGCCCAACTATGGAGCTGTGTTTAAAAAGGTTGTATATGATTCAGTCGATAAGAAAAGCGATTCCGTTCTAATATGTTACCCAGACTTTGCTGTTAACCAAGCTACTAGTTCTATTGAAAGCGCTCGATCATTCAGCCATATCCTCGACTTCTCACAGAATGACATTATCGAACGAGTAAACGCTGGATTGTGGTTAGATATTGTTGACGAGGATAAGGATGGCGACGAAGGTTCAAACGAAGCCAGCGGCGTTACTAATGCCACAGATAACAATGATCGGTACATTGAACAGCATTGCTTCTTCGACCTGGACGACGATGGATACGAAGAGCCTTATATCATCACGTTTCACGAAAGCACCTGTAAGGTTGTGCGAGTTATAGCTAGATTCGATACGCGCTCAGTTTTCGTTGATGTGGATGGAACCTCTGTGCCGCTTGATAAAGCTATGGATGCACGCAAGCAGGATATCGAGCAGTCTTACAATGTAGAGTTTTCCGAACTGGTTGGTATAGAGATACCCGAGGACGACCTTAGCGACCTGACGATTCTCAGAGTTGAGCCTTTCCAGAGCATTGCATACTACGGATTCATCCCCGCCCCAGATGGTACTTTTTTGAATGTTGGCTATGCCCACCTGCTGGGTGCTTTGAATGAGTCAATTAACGCAATGACTAATCAGCTTACAGACTCAGGGACACTAGAGAATCTGTCTGGCGGATTGCTATCTAAAGAATTTCGCGGTGAGTTGGGATTAAAGCGATTAGCGCCGGGCGAGTGGAAGAAAACCAACGTGCCTTCCGAAAAGCTAGCTAAAGGCGTATTCCCGATTCCATCGAAGGCTCCATCACAGACTCTATACTCCCTCAGTGGTGACAAACTAAACCGCGCTCAGAGCTATCTAGCTGTCCTTGATATATCCGGTCAGCTTACCGCTCAAACGTCCCCTACAACAGCCTTAGCGATGATCTCAGAGGCCGCTATACCAACCAGTGCAATACTGGCCAGGATCCTATCGGCTGAAGCAGAAGAATTTGGCATTTTGTACCGAATCAACCAGCGAACGTTCCCGGCTGATAAGTACCAGAAGCTACTAGCTGATGAGAATGCAGACCCGCAAATGGATTTTAGTGATGACCTAATGATACTTCCCGTTGCTAATGCTGAGATGAGTTCCAAGACACAGCGGCTACAATCAGCTATTGTCTGTCTTGAACAGTTCCCTTTGGTGCTCCAGGCTGGCGGCAATCCCGTTCCCCTTCTTAAGCGTTTCTTTTCAGCAGTCGATGCTGATATAGTTGAAGAAATATTCCCGGAGGAAGGCTCTATGTCTCCTCAAGAGAAGCAACAAATTGAAGCTATGACAAAATCACAAGAGACCCAGAACCAGTTGCAGGAGTTACAGCTACAGATACTTGCTAGAGAGCAGGATAGATTAGACGTCAAGACTAAGTCGGAAGTCGATAAAACAACCTCAGAGATAGAGAAAACAAAACGCGAAATTGCTAAGATAGAATCGCTGTTGGGAATCGATCAAGAAGTAGAGAAGTCGAAGGCTGCTAAAAACTACGCTGATGCAGACGGACAAAGTATTGAGAATGCGGCGGCTAGGAATGGCGTTTAGTATATGGTTCACCGACCGAGAAACAATAGACTATTTTTAACCTTAAAACACAGAGAGACTTTATGATAGACAAACTACTAAAAGACCTAGAAGCAAAGCGGCAGACAATAGACAGGGACAGATTTAACAGATGGAAGCGGGACGAAGTAACGGTAGAGCTTTTCAATGATATTCAAATGTGGATGATCGACCGGCTGAATGATGACGCACCATCCAACTCTGATGAGAGCGTTGCTTTTGTACATCAGCGAGTCGGGGTTAAGTCCGCTATTCAGTCTGTTGTAGATTGGGTTCCATACCATGTGCAGATTCAAGAGCAGGAGCAAGGCAATGAGTAAGCTATACCCTACAGGCCATTACGTTCTCATTGAGACTCTGAAAATTGAAGAGCAGACAGAAGCGGGCATTTATCTGCCGCAAGGGATGACAATGAAGGAAGAAGCGGCCACCGAGCAGGGAGAGGTAATATCCTTCGGTCCTTGTGCTTATGTTGGCTGGGCTGGTTGTGAAGAGGAAGGTTCCTCCCCTCATTCTCAGTGGGGAATAGAGGTAGGCGACTGGGTAGAGTTCAGAAAATACGAAGGCAAGAAATCAGCTATGGAAGGTAAAGAGCGATACAGATATATCCCCGATACGCATATCGTCGGAAAAGTAATCAAAGGTGATTTATGAATAAGCAAACACTAGAGGAAGAGATTGAAAGTGCACTAGGCGCGCAGGAGAAAGTTAATGAGGGTGAAGAGGTTGAGGAAGTTGAGGTCGAAGAGGAGACAGCAGTTGAGGAGAAAGCCGCTTTTACTGAAGATAACTACCGAGACAATCAGGAAAATAAAGCCAGATCTTTCGGATGGAAGCCTTTAGAAGAATACATCTCTGATGGCAAGGATCCTCATGATTGGGTATCTGCTGAGGTTTTCAACGTAAAGGGTGAATTCATCGGGAAGATGAAGGGCCAAGAGCGTGACTTTGATCAGCGGTTATCTGGTGTCAAGAAGCTGCACGAGGCCCAGGTAAAGGTACTCAAAAACGATCGTGATTCTGCTATTATCGATGGTGACGTTGACCGGGTTAACGAAATCGACAAAGAGATCAACGACCTGAATACTCCTGATGCGCCGCAGGGGAACTATACCCATCCATCTATTGATGACTGGAATGCAAGAAACCCTTGGATCAACGAAAATAGTGCCAAGTCTGAATATGCTCGTGATGTATTTTCCTCGCAAGTCAATCTAGGTCTTGGTCCTGCTGAGGCTTTAGCTATTGTAGATGCCAGGGTGTCTAGACAGTTTCCAGCGAAGAAGGCTACTGGCAATGTCCCATCTTCAGAAAAAGGCGCAGGGAATAAAGGGTTCAGAAAGTCTAAAGCCCCCTCTATATCCATGTCTGACCTCAGTCGCCAAGAGCAATTAGCTTGGAATGAAATGCCAGAAGCGTGGGGAAACGACGAGGCCAAGTTTTTGAAGGCGGTTCAAGACGACCGCTCACAATCATAACCGGAGTATTAAAGATGCCAATAAAGAAAACTAGAACCAAGCGTGCTGCCTCCCCTGCTGGGATGACTGCTGACAGAGCAAAAGTAGAGGGTGTATCTACGGATAATCCCCGCGATCCAAATGCTGGCGCTCGACCAGAGAGAGTATCCATGGGGCAGGGCAAAAACCTGGACACTCCTGGGGTTACTAAAGAGGCTGACAATTACTACTACTACTGGTTCAGTGACCGACCCGGACGCATCGCAAAAGCATTGCAGGCGTACTATGAGCATGTGGTAAACGATATGGGCGAGATTGAGCGTCGAGGGTCTAGTTATTTGATGCGACTCCCCATAAAATACAGAGAAGAAGATTTAAGGTTGAAAAAAGAGAAAGTAGCGCGTACACTGGCAGCTGAGACTAAATTATCTGATAACGAATATGCTCCTGGTAGTAAGTCGGGAGAAGGTGGTCAGAGTTCAATAGTTGATAGAACAGTAAGTGATAATCCTTACTCGTAAAGAATTTAGATAGACCTGTTTATAGACATTCCCATCCGCCATAGTTGCGGAAAAAACGGTAGAGTTGGCTCAATAGTCGAGCGTTTTTGCACTTAACTTTTACTAACGAGGAAATGACCTATGGCAGGTTTAACTTTTCTAAAATCACAGGGTCAAGGTGAAACTTCGGGCAAGCTCCGTTCCTTTCACGTTGATGCTGCTCACGCAGGTGTTCTGGGTGTGGGCGATCTAGTCCTTTTGACTGGCACTGCTCATACTAACGGAGTATCCGAAGTGGATATCGGCACCGCCAATAGCGCCAATACTGGTGTTATTCAAGGTGTTGCCCCTAGTTTCGAGGGCGAAGCCCTTTCTCAGACTCACCTTTCAGCCTCCAAGGCCTCCACGGTGTATGTCAATGTCGATCCTGATGCAGAATATGAAGTGGACGTTTCTAACGGCCCGTTGGTTGCTAATAATGTCGGCCTAAACTGCCCTGCTGTTGTAACTGCTGGCACTGTAACTGGAAGCAATTTTGTATCCAATATGGGTGCTAATGCGACTGGTGTGGCAACTACTTCAACTCTACCACTGCGAATTGTAGCTCTTAAAAAAGATTCCGCTGGCGTTCTTGGCAACAAGGCGATAGTGAAACTGAATGAGACTACTAACCGTCTTGGCGCAACAGGTATCTAAGGGAGACTTGATATGAGTGTTATTACAACTGGTTCAATCCCCCGCCTCTTACAAGATGGTGTTGGGACTATTTTTGGTAACTCGCTGAAAGAGCATGACCCAAAATTTAGCAAGCTCTTTGAGGTCTTGAATTCAAAAAAGGCGTTTGAAGTTAATGTTCAAATGGAAGGTTTTGGTCGAGCATCTACTAAAGATGAAGGCGACGACATTACGTTTGACACGCGGCAACAGGGTTTTACTCCAAAGTACGTTCATTCCTCTGTAGCTAAAGGTTTTATCGTCACTCAGGAGGCTCTGGAAGATGAGCAATATGGGCAATTCAAGGATGGCGCAAAAGCACTAGCGCGCAGCATGAACATCACTAGAGAGCTAGATTCACACAGTGTGTTTAATAGCGGCTTTGACAGCAATGTCACGATGATTGATGGTGACGGAGATTCTCTGTTTTCTACTTCGCATTCTAACGGTCCCTCTGGTGGAACGTACTCTAACCGTCTTGCGGTTGATGCGGATCTGTCTGAAGATTCTCTGGAAGATATGCTAGCCCAGATTATGACTATTGAAGATGCTCGCGGACTTCCTGCGGCTCTGATGGCTCGTAAACTTGTGGTTGCGGCTGGTACTAACGCCTTCGAAGCACAGCGAATTCTGGGATCAGTTCTTCAGAATGACACGGCCAACAATGCTACCAATGCTGTCCGCGACATGAATAGCATTTACGAAGGATGGTGTTCTAGTCCTTATCTGACCGATCAGGATGCGTGGTTTATTTGTACTGATGCGCCTAATGGCCTGAAGTTCTATCAACGAGTTGCTGTTGACTTTCAGAAGGATGAATCGTTCACTTCTGGAAATGAGCGATTCAAAGCCCGTCAACGCTATTCTTACGGATGGGATGACGCACGAGGTGCTTTCGGAAGCCAAGGAAATTAATTACCGGGGCTTCGGCCCCTTTTTCTTCTTAATGGGCATAATGCCTGGTTTATATAACTGTTAAGAGATTTTTAACATGACTACAAGATTCCCAAATGGCTTAACTACGGTTGCCACAAAAAACACGCTCGGTGAGTTTATTCTTCCATCGCCTACTACTGCACACGTTTACTTCAACGACTTCGACACATACACCGCTGGTGATTGGACTATTACTACAACCGAGGCTGGTTCTGGCTCTGCTACTGAAGCTCTGACTGACGCTGATGGCGGCGCACTGCTGGTTACTAATGCAGCCGGTGATAATGACGCTGATTTCTTTAACAAGAAAGGCGAATCTTTTCTATTTGAGGCTGGTAAAAAAGCATGGTTCAAAGCCAAGTTTAAAGTCTCTGACGCAACCCAATCTGACTTTGTTATCGGCCTTCAAATTACCGATACGGCTCCACTGGCTGTCAGTGATGGCGTATACTTTCAAAAAGATGATGGCGATGCTTTGCTTGACTTCCATGTCGAGAAGAACAGTACTGATACAGCTGCTGCGGGGATTGCCACTGTTTCTGACGATACAGATATCACTGTTGGCTTTTACTATAATGGCGTTGATGCTATTAAGTACTTCGTCGACGATGCTCATGTTGGTACATCTGTGACCACTAACCTCCCCGATGACGAAGTATTGACGGTCAGTTTCGGGCTTCAGAATGGTGAGGCAGTTGCTAAAACCATGACCATTGATTACATACTTGCAGCTAAGGAACGATAGAATTCGGTTTTAACCAAGGTGGAGTAAAATGAGCCGAAGCAACTTTAATGCAATTTGTGATATATGCGGTTTCAAGTATCACAGAAACGAGATGCAGCTAAACTGGAAGAACCAGCTGGTGTGTATGACTGATTTTGAGGAAAAGCATCCGCAACTTACTTTACATTCACACCGGGATCGCCAGTCAGTACTGGACGCTCGTCCTAGGCAAAGCCGACCCGGTCTATTGAATCCTTCGATCACTCCGAGCCAGATGGTATGACCACCAGCCAAGTACTTTCCAAAACAGCGGGTAATATAATTGAGGAGGCTTTGAGGGATGCTCGAATTATCCCATCAGAGCAAACTGTACAAGCTATTGACAACACCAAGGGGCGCACATCTCTAAACAATGTTGTCAAATATTGGCAGACTCAAGGCATCCATTTGTGGCGAATTAACCGGGCGGTTCTACCCCTTGATGTAGGAACCCGTCTATACTCTGTTGGGCCTAATGGAAACAACTGTGGAGTAGAGGACACATTCTATTCTACGACCCTGAGCGCGGATGAAGCCTCTGGCCAAACAGTAATAAGCGTAACCGCTAATACAGGCGCAGCGGCGGCTTCCATTATAGGTATAGAGCTGGACGATGGGACTAGGCAGTGGACGACAGTTGCTTCTACAGGTGCTGGCACGATAACTATTGATGACGCTCTAACAGGCGCTGCGGCTTCTGGGAATTCGGTTTTTCATTACGTCGAGCAGGTACAGAGACCGCTTTCTATATTCAATGAAACGTATTCCAGTTCTTTCCCAGACAGTGAAATACCTGTAGACACGTGGTCTAGGGACGAATACATGGCTCAGCCGTTAAAGACCTCTACCGGAACAGTCACTGCTGCCTACTATAACCCCACTCTAACGAGCGGGAAGCTATATGTCTGGCAGACTGCCAGCAATGTAAAAAACGTCCTTAGATTTGATTACAGGGAGCCTCTGGTAACCTACGGTGCGACAGGTGACACTCTAGAAGTCCCGGAGGAATATTTCCTTCCGCTCAAGTGGGCGATTGCTGCTGATGTTGGACCGCAGTATGGGGTTAAGCCGGACAGACAGAGCATCTTGGAACAAAAAGCGTATGACCATCTTCAAATGGCATTGGATAATGACGCAGAGGAAGGCTCGCTCTTTTTTACACCAGGCTTCGATTAATGCCTACTATTCCTATTGGCGGGGAGTTTTACAAATCGAGCTCACTTCCGATTTCAGCGCAAGAGTGCGTTAATTTCTATTCCTTTATTCCGGAGGTCATTACACCTACCAAGAAAGCTCTTTTACCTACTCCAGGAATTACCTTAGCGACTACAGCGGGAGCAGGGGTTCTAAACCGAGGAGCTATAGTTTTTGATGATTTCCCTTATTTTGTCCAGGGGAGCGATCTCTACCGGGTAGACCAGTCTGTTGATGGTTTCGGTGTTATCACTTATTCGTCAACTAAAGTTAATGGTGCGACATCTATCACTAGTACTGCCAAGGTAATGATGGCCTCCAGTGATATTCAGATGGTGATTATTGACCCAAAATCAGCGGCCAAGTTCAATGCTTGGACTTATGACGGGACAACTTTCGCGGCCATATCCGACACTGATTTTGACGGTCCTGTATCTTCAGTGAGGTTTGTTGATGGATATTTCTTGTTTACTAAAAAGAACGACCAGAAGTATTTTATATCTGATCTTCGTGATGGTACTTCCTACACTTCTACAAACTTCGCCAATGCGGAAGCGAGTCCTGATCCTCTTGTTAGTTCTTTTGTGCTTAACAATGAGCCTATCTTGTTTGGCTCGGACACTATGCAGACAATACAGAACATTGGTGGCGGCGGGTTTCCGTTTGCTTCGGTGCAGGGTTCTATCTTCAGAACAGGACTTGCCGCGCCCAATGCCGTTGTAGAAATAAACGATACGCTGTTTTTTCTGGGTGGTCAGTCAATTTCCACTCCTTCTATGTGGATCACTGCGGGTGGTAAGCCGGAGAAGATATCCACCACTCCGATTGACAGAGCGATATCTGGTTATAGTGCTTCGATTGTTGCTGACTGCTTTACATGGACTTATTCACAAGCCGGAGCACAGTTTGTTGCTTTTAATTTTCCATCTAAGGCTTGTTTTGTGTTCGACATGACTTCTGGAGAGTGGCATACCAGAGAAAGTATTACCCCTGGAGGAACGGTAATCCCTTACCGTGTATCGTCTGCTGTTTACGCATATGGATCAATCCTGGTGGGTGATTCTATAACCACTAATATAGGCGTAGTTGATATTGATGCTTACGACGAATACGGAGAAGGGGAATTACCTAGAAGGTTTGTGACCCCCCATATTGACAATGAGGGAATGCCATTTTTTGTAGATTCTGTTGAATTAGTCTGTGAAGCAGGCGTTGGCCTTCCTTCGGGGCAGGGATCTGATCCGCTAGTATCTATGCAGTGGTCTTTGGATGGTGGGCGCACTTATTCTGACAATACGGAAAGGAAAACAGGGATTGGCGCTGTGGGCGCTTTTGGAACCCGTGTTATATGGAACCAGTTAGGCAGGGTTTCTAGAGAGATATGCTTTAAGTTTTCCATGAGCGATCCTATAAAGTGGGCTATATCCAAGGTGGAGGTCAACTTTGACTGAGATTACCCACCTTGGCCGATCTGTCCAGATAGTTGAAAAAGATGGCACGCCTACGGTCAGGATGAATCGCTGGCTTCAGTTTGTCACGCAGCTGCAAGTGAAGGACGGAACAGGATCGCCAGAAGGCGTTATTGAAGCCGATGTTAAAGCACTGTATATGGACACATCAGGCACGGCGGGGAACATTTTATATATTAAGCGGGATTCTGATATTTCAGGAGACAGGACGCAAGGTTGGATATTAATTTAAATATGATCTATACTAACGCTCATAGACCAAGCATAGATTCAACTAAAATTTTCAAGGTCTGATCATGTCAGAATGCTTTCGTCTAACAGATTGGTGTGATGCGGCTTATATCCTGCAAGAATGTTGGGATGAGCACGCGTCAGATGGTGCCGTTCTGTCCCCACCTGATGTTATCAACGAACACTGGCTAGGATTCCATGAGAATGGCGTTATTGCTGGTATTGTTCGTGTTTATGCTGCGACATCTACTTGGTACGAGTGTCATATTTGCATATTGAAAGAATATCGACACAAGTCTATTGAATTTTCACTGTCAGTTTATCGGTGGATGCTTGAAAACCTTCCCAGTCTTAAAAAGCTAACCGGGACTATACCCGAATGCAATCAAAGAGCGATAAATTTTACTAAAAAGATTGGAATGAAAGAGCAGGGTTATAACTCTGACTCATGGATAAAAAACAACGAGGTATGTGGAATGGTTCAATTGGGAATCACACGCGAAGAAATGGAGGGCTTATGCCACCTGTAGGCGCCGCACTAGCCGCTGTTGGCGGAGGAAGTGCTCTAGCTGGTGGTATGGCCCTGGCCACTGGAGCTGCCGGGATTTATGGCGGAATGAGAGACAGAGATTCCGTAAAAAACGCCAACAACCGAGCCGTGGCCGAGCGAGAAGCATCACAAAGATATATTGAAAAGTCCAAAAAAGAAGCACGCTCTGATATATTTCGATTATTCCCGCCTGCTCAAGAATCCACACAGAAAGGGATTCAGTCAAGCATGGATTTCCTGGGTAAGGGTTTGCCGCTACAAATGCAATCGTTCCAGCAAGGCAATAATCAGGCACAGCAAACGTTAGCCGAAGGCTTGGGGCAATTCCAGAATGCAATTCTGGGCAATCCTGTACAGGCACCACAGCCGCAGTCTATTAATACACAGGGCATTCAGGGGCTTATTAACGCGGCTCAACTTCCTGAGTTTCAATCTATAAATAGCGCAATGGGTGGCAATACTGTTCCACAACAAAACATTAACCGAGGTCATAATCCTGATATCCCAATGATCGACCCTTATGGGATTGGATCGTATAAAAGCTGGTATGACGGCAGGAGTCGGAGATGATTAGACCTGGAATACAAGGCGGGTATAAAACATCTGCACCTACGTCTCTGTTACGACCAATGGCACAGCCTACACAGCAATACGGGTTAAGTGGTGCTGAAAACGCCTTGTCAGCCGGAGCACGCGGAGGTCTTAACAAGCTAAATCAAGCGGGAATTGATGTCAGAAGCATTTTATCCGGCGGTTATCAGGGCGCACAACAAGATTTACAGACTTACACCTCTGCGGGGGGTCAAGCATCTAATCTTCAGGCGCAATTATCCGGTGCTTTGGGCGCTCCTGAACAGCAGCAAGCTTTATCCAATTATCAAACATCTCCTTTTTACGATGAGACAAGGGCGCAAGCGGAAAGGGCTATTACTCAAAATGCAGCGGCGGGAGGGAATCTGGCCAGTGGCAATACATTGGATCAGTTGTACCAGAATGCTTCAGGCATGTTTTTGGATGACTTTAATAACCGCATGGAGCAGTTGGGGGGAATAGCTCAACGAGGTTATGGCGCAGCGAGAGACGTGGCCGGTATTGGTGCTGACCTATCTTCTAGAGGCGCGGCCATACGATCCGACCTAGGACAGAGGGCGGCTGATGTTCCGCTGTACGCGGGATATAAAGCGGCTGATTACAGGTCACAGGCTGGTAGAGATATAGCGCAAGCAAGCGCAAATACCACATCTTCTCTGGCCACGCTAATGGATAAGGAAGGTTCTGGAATCTCAGATATGACTGGAGATTTTACTAGCAATATTCAGTCGCTCATAGAGGCAGCCACCCAAGGCGATGCAAACTCGAAATATAAACTAGCTACTATCCTGGCCAACCTCTCCACGGGATCGGCTACACAGAATACGAATATACCCTTCACAGAGATGCAGACAACTAATACTCTGGAGCAGGTGGGTCAGCTTTCTTCTGCGATTGGTGGGATGTTGGGACAGTTCAAGAAACCTAGCACGGATAACTTAACTCCAGATCAGACTATTCGGGCAATGGGTTCAAATAGTTACGGCGGTAGCGGTTATAATCCGGGAACATCTAATAATGATGGATCTAGTTATAACTATCCAAGGTCTATGGCATAATGGCTAATCAATTACAGAACATAGCGCAAGGAATGCAAGCGTTTGGCGCTGGGATACAGGGAAATTTACCTCAATTCCAAAGAAACCAAACGCTTCAAAAAGAATCGCAACAAAAACAGGAAGCAATTCAGCAAGCCTCAGAGCAAGCCATGATGGAGGGTCGAACTAAGTCTGCTTATCAGGATGCAGAGATGGCTTTATATCATGCTGAGCAAGGTCATTTTGACAAGGTAATTGCTAGGGGAATTAGCCGTCTTCAGTTGCTCAAACAAATTGAGGGGTCAGATCCAACGGACACGCAGTTACTTGTCCAACTTGCCCTCGGCGCTCAAAATGGCGAAAAAGGATATGCAGAACGCCTTCAAAGCCATCTAGGCGGCATTGTCAAGGATGGACAGGTTAGGGAATACCTTGAAAC